CGTGTAAGGATATTGTCGGGGTGGCACTGCTTGGTGACATAAATGACGTGATAGCCATGCTCGAGAGCAAGCGTGATGAACTGCAAGCACAGATTGACGAATACCTCAAGAAGAAAGAAGAAAATGATGCGAGGAATAAAGAGCTGGCTACGTACGGCGTTGAGGTGTGATGACGTATACGTTGTCCACTTAGACCGCAGAACAGAGTACAACAAAAGACCAGCAGAAGTCGCTGGCGTTTTCACCTACGAGTCTGATGCGATTGAGTTCGCACAATACTATAACAAGTTCCTCACAGATGGTCTGATGGAGGCACATGTAACAAAGCAAATCACAATTTAATGAGTACCTACAAGTTTAAGACCACCAAGATCAAAGGCAAGGACTACGTCGAAGTAAACGAGCGTATCAAGTTCTTCCGTCTGGAAAAGAAGTATGATGGCTGGGCCATCCAAACAGAGTTCCCTATGCTCACCTCAGATGAGGCGCTGTGTCGCTGCACCATCACCAACGCTGACGGCATGGCCGTAGCACAGGGACATGCTCACGAACTCAAGGCTAACGGCATGATCAACAAAACCTCCTTCGTGGAGAACTGTGAGACATCAGCCGTGGGTCGTGCGCTGGCTATGCTCGGTATCGGTATCGACACCAGCATTGCTTCAGCCAACGAAGTTGAGACGGCTATTGCTCAGCAGGAGTCTAACCCATCACCAGAGAAGCCATTCGGTGAGCAGCTACAAGCTACAGCTAATGAGCTGCGTGAGAACATCATGGATAAGGCAGTTGCGTACATCAAGTCGCAGACTAACAAGCAGAAAGCATTCGATGCTATCATCGAGAAGTATGGTGATTCACTGACTGCTAAGCAGAAGACTGGATTGCAAAAGTTTGTGCGATGATCATGTCAGCACAACTGCACGAGAGGTACGACAAGGGTCACTTGTCGTACTCCTCTATCAAACAGGCTCTGACCGACATAGCTCAGTTCGATCGATACATGAAGGGCGAGCTGCGTTACACGTCAGATGCGCTGAACTTCGGGACACTGTATGACATGCTCTTGTTTGAGCGTGAGAAAGCAATGGATACTTACATCGTTCTATCTGATGATAAGATCATCGATGCTTGCAGCGATAAGACACGCAACTCCAAGCGCCCTCAGATGACTAACGAGTTTAAGGAACGCAAGACCTTTATGGCTGAGCAAGCTTCAGCTTCAGACAAGATCCTGTGTACCACAGAGGACTGGAAGATGGCGAACGAAATGATCGAGCGCCTTCACGAGTGTGGACTGATTCAGTCTCACATGACTGGTGATTACCAAGTGGAGTTCAATGAGGACATCCAGACATCTGTCGGACCTGTTCGGGTCAAGGGATTCCTCGACTGTCTTGGTGATGGGTACATCACTGACTCAAAGTCTACTAAATCTGTAGGGAAGTTCCGCTACAGTGTGCGTGACTTCGGGTATGACATCCAAGCGTACATCTACACGACTGTCTTTGGGATCAAAGACTTCTACTGGGTGGCGCAAGAGAAGACATACCCCTACCTACCTGCTCTCGTAAAGTGCACAGAGAATACCCTGTTCACTGGTGAGATGAAGTTTCAAGATGCAGTTAAACGTATCCACAAATTTCTCAACGACGATGAGAAACCTACTATCTTCTTTGAAGAATTCGAAGTATAATCACTTAGCTTGGGCTGCTTTCGGGATGGCCCTGTACTTGGTGACTATGTATTTATTTGTATACCTCTTAAAATTTTTGATGCCATGAGCGACAAAAAGTATGATTCAGAACTGATTGGCTGGGTAGACGAGCCAGTCTACAACGAACAAGGTGAATTGATCAGCTGGACTATCAAGCTGAAAGATCACGAATTGAAAGACATCATGGACAACTACGTCACACCTCGTGACGACAAAGGTCAGGGCGGTAACGCTCGTATCAAGTTGTTCATGAGTAAGAACGGCAAAGCCTGTGGCTCTGTCTACAACTTCAACAGCGAAGCTGCGAAGGAGAGACGAGCGGCTGCAATGGCTCGCAAGAACGAGCAGTCGGACGGAGATCTTCCGTTCTGATTTTGGTTTATGTTAGGTTTGAGACCCCGCTTCGGCGGGGTTTCTTTCCCCCAATACTATGGATGAACCACCGATGATATATTACATGATCGTGCAGCTCTCGTACAAGAAGAACCGCAGCACCTTCAGCGCAAAGGAATGGGTAGTCAGTATCTACGATACACCCGGAGGCATCATGAATAACGACAAGAGGACGATGCGTAACCTAGAGAAGAGGCTATACGGTAAGAAGTACAAGAGCCAGAAGCAGATCATAATCAAGAAGATATTAGAGAAGACACCCCTAACACGTCAAAATAGACAAGCATTGAAATGAGTTACGACAACATAAACCCAGATCACTACAAGCATGGAGATAAGAAAGTCTGGCAGATGATGATAGACTGCTTTGGAGAAGAAGCATACATCAGTTTCTGTCGCCTGAATGCATTCAAGTACCGGATGAGAGCGGGATTAAAACCTAATCAACCAGCTGATCAAGACATTATGAAAGCCAGATGGTATGAAGAACAAATCGTTCAGCTATGCAAGTAACATTCTTCAAAGACATTAAAGCGCCTGACGAGCCTCACCACGTTGATGTGACCACGGCGCTCAACCGTATACGTGATGGAAAGAGCAGACATCAGATCGAAGAGTACAGAACCTCGGGGGACAAGTCTCTCAAGAACAGCCTCCCGCTCGTATGCTTCAGCGGTGAGTTCACTCGCAGAGCAGATGATGCATTGTTCGAACACTCTGGACTCATCGTCTTGGACTTCGATCATGTGGATGTTAACGAGAGCAAGGGCTTTGTCGGTGCTGACGATCACGTCTACGCTTGCTGGACTTCACCGTCTGGTGACGGGCTCAAGGCGCTGGTCAAAGTAACCAACCCAGAGCGGCATCGTGATCACTTCCGAGCGCTCCGCACGTACTTCGAGAAGCAGTACAACCTAGAGGTTGATGAGTCAGGTATCAACGAGTCTCGTGCATGCTTCGAGAGCTACGATCCTGAGATCATTGTCAACCCATCGAGCCGACCCTTCGGTGCCTTTGCATCTGAGAAATCAGAGAAGCAAGTAGCCGAGGTTACTGGTGAGTACACAGACTACATGAAGCTCAACCTCGCTGCACGTATGATACGTCAGGCAGAGGATGGACAGAAGCATGCGATACTTGTCAAGGCCGCACGTCTCTGTGGCGGGTACATCGCTGCTGGCAAGATGGAAGAACAGGAGGCAGTTCGAGTACTGCTTCGTGAGATAATTAAGCGTGACATCGACGATGAGCAGCTCGCTACACGCACCATCCGTGACGGTATCGAGATGGGTAAGGCTGACCCCTTGCGTGACACCATCGACGCAGAGCATGACGCACAGCGTGAGCTCCTGATCAATGACGGTGACATGTCGTTTGTCTCATCAGATGATGAGGACTTCCGTTGGATCGACGACTACGCACAAGGTAAGATCGAGGTAGGGTTGGATACTGGTGATGAGAACTTCGACCAGTACTTCCGCTACAAGAAAGAGTTCCTCGTGATGAACGGGCATAGCAACGTAGGTAAGACTACAGTAGCACTGTACCTTATGGTCAACTCAGCTGTCCGGCACGACTGGAAGTGGGTGGTGTACTCTTCGGAGAACAAGACTGCCTCCATTAAGATGAAGCTCATGGAGTTTGCCTGTAACAAGAAGGCTGGTATGATGTCATACGCCGAGCGCAAGTTCGCATACAAGTGGGTGCAGAAGCATTTCACTGTTATCAGCAACCGTGAGACCTACACCTACACAGACATCATCGTCTTCTTGGAGAAGATCATTCGTCAGCAGGATGTGGATGCAGTTTTCATTGACCCCTACAATTCACTCAAGGTGAACTCTGGAAAGGTCAGTGAGCACCAGTACCACTACGAGGCAGCATCGGAGATGCTAACATTCAGCAACAAGCATGACGTTGCAGTGTGGCTCAATGCCCACGCAGTGACTGAGGCTCAGCGCCGTAAGGGTGACGATGGGTTGCCAGTAGCACCGTTCGCTGAGGATACCGAGGGTGGTGGCAAGTTTGTCAACAGGGCAGACTGCTTCATCACCATACACCGTAAGGTCCAAGCGCCTGACAATGACGTGAAGCGTACCGCAGAGATCCATGTCCGTAAGGTGCGTGAGACGGAGACCGGAGGCCAGCCCACACCGTGGGATGATCCTATCAGATTCCGCTTCAATACACAGGGTACAGGCTACCGTGTGACCAGTACGTTCAAGGAATTATACGATCCCATCGAGCACATTCCAGATGAACAGATGAGAATTAATATGGAAATGGAGAACTTTTTCGAAGATTAAACCGTATCTTTCCCTGCATGAAAAGACGAAAGGCGGGAACGACCCGACGAAAGTCTGCTAAAAAGCGACAGCTAGGAAAGTACAAGAGCGGATTAGAAAAGAGTTGTGCGGATTTGCTTAGAGAAGCTAAGCTTCCGTTCAACTACGAGGAGAAAGAGTATGTCCTCATAGACAAGTTTAGGTTTGAAGGCGTGTACCACAAGATGACCGCCAAGAAGAAAACTCTTTCCGACCGAAGCAACAGTATGGTGTTACCCATCAAGTACACACCTGACTTTGTAGCTAAGGACGGGAGCTGGATCATCGAGACCAAAGGGTACACACCTTCACACCACGACTTCCCCATGAGGTGGAAGCTGTTCTTGAAACACCTTGTTGAGCTAGACGAACCACTACCAATGCTGTTTATCTGTAAGAATACACAGCAAGTTGTCGAAGCAATAGAAATAATCAAGAATGAACGATCTAAGTGAAAGGCTGTTCGCTGCATGCAACCGCATGGGGCAAGCAGTTACAGAGTTCTATGACGACCTCCACCCTGAAGGGGAGCCGGATGTCAGCATGGAAGATCTCGGTCACCTCATACGTGACCTGAAATACCACATCACACTGGAGCTGGACCTAGTGAAAGAACTCTTCAAAGAGAGAGATGAGCTGGCTTCTGGAGATGTA